GCTCAACGAGCTGCTCGCCGTCCATGTCAGGCATTGAGGCCATTTTGATTGACTGGGGCGCGATGAACCGGCGGTTCTTGGGAGTCACGCCGTACACCGGGATGTCGGTCACTTCCTTCTGCGTCGCTTTGCTGTACGGATAATCCGGTTGCGCCACGACCACGCCAACCGCGATGGCCGTGCTCACTTCCAGCGTGTCCTCGCCACGGCAGGCATCGTACATCCACTGCGCTGGGTCTCCCTTAGTCGTGGCCATCATGATATTGAACGCCGGCCAACCTGGGCGAGCGGTGAACTCCAAAGGCCACGCCTTGCCGTCCTCGTCGATGATGCAGTTGACATCGATGTCACCGAGGTGGCCGAGTTCAATCAAAGACTGCTCAAGCGGTTTCAGCACTTCTTCAAACAACGTGCTGTCGTTGCAGTACTTCATGACCGTCCCGGCTTCTCCGCAGTTTGGCCCGCAGTTGCCGGAAAGCAGTTTCTTGTGTTCAAAGTTCTCGTTGGGCAACCCCACGAATCCCTCGGTGCCCATCCACGCGCTGACCGCAAACTCAACGCCGGGGATGAACTTCTGCAACATGCAGGGGCCTTTTAACTTCATGCCCATCCGCTGCCAGCGCTGGAGCCGTGCCACAAGGTCGGCAGGCGACTTTGCGCAATAGGACAGGCTCTTGTCCTCCTCGCTGCCCAGCGTCTTGAACACGAAGCGCTCATCGGTCTTGCGTGCGAACCGCTCAGCATCGGCCAGCGTCTTGAATGTCTGGTGTTCTGGGCACTCAATGCCGTGGTCATCCAAGAACTTCATGCCATATGCCCGGTCGATTTCCAGTTGTGCGGATTTCACCGATGGGGCGAACACGCACGCACCCTGTTTGCGGAAGAACTCCAGACGGTCGATGTAGCGGTCGTTGCCGGTGCACCACACGAGGTCTGCCCATTTGGCCGAGCCAGTCCAGTTCTTGATAAACTCAACGCCCTTGAAGCCCTGCCCGATGTGGGGCGATGCGTCTGGAGAGAGCCAGTAGCGCACTTGATGGCCGGCAGACACGCAGCGCAGAACGAAATCCAATCCGCAGCCGGCGTCTTCGTGCTCGAGGATTAGGATTTTCATTAAAAAACAGTATCCCCACTTTTTACGTCATACCAATCCGAATCCATATAGTTGCTTTCAAGATAATCATCTACGGATTTCTCTAACAACCCAATACGGTCATCATTTTGTTTTTTTGCAACAACAAATTTAGGTTTGACCTTATCTTTTTTGGCAGCGGCTAATGAATGATGCCCATCAATCACAACTTGCATGGTTTCTCCGTTTGCTTCAAAAGCAGGAGATATAGTGACAACGTAATCCTTGTTTTTTTGTTTTTCTGCAATTATTTCTGGGTCTAAATAGCGCTGACTGCTGATCAACATGGGATCTTGTTTTGATTTACTTATCTCCACAGACCCACGCTGTTTTTTCCCAATCAGAGTCTGGCCCATTTTCTGATTTTCCGGAAATTGTCCAAGTGTCGGTGCGCCTGTTTTGACTTCAGGCTTAGGCACACCGCCCAGTGTGATTGCTCCTCTCTGCCCCCTACCTTTTGGCGTCATGCCGGGAGCCGTGCGCTTCTCCAAGTCTTTGAGCGTTGGCGCTTTCGGCTGGCCGGAGACTCGCTGGATGCGAACTCCGGCCAACGGCGCCAAGTATGGCTCTGCTGCTTTTCGCTGGCTTGCCGCCTCCAGCGCTTGTCGGACCAACGTGCCTGCCGGAATGCCGGTCATGTTGAATGCTTTTTCAAGCGCCCCAGCGCTTGCCTCTCGGATCAAACCCACAACCGTGTTGGGATTGCTCACAAATGAACCCTTGGGCTGGAATTGGATGCGAAATGCGGTATTTCCCAAGGCTCTGGTCAATCTTTGGCCTTCTGCATCAAAAATAATGCCCATCTTGTTTGAGCGGTCTAACTTTTCCAGCGCTTTGTTGTACCCGGCTTGCGTGAAGTTTCCTCGATTCTCTGAATCGATTCCGGCGCGTTCTTTCAGATGAAACATCGTTCCGGCGCGAATTTCTTGATGCACCGGGGAGTTTTCTCCAAATGTTTCGATCATGGTTTGCAGATTGCGCTGCCCACCATTCAAGACAAATTTTTCGTAGAACTTGTCTGCTGGCAGTTTTTCGTTGATGGACGCATCTTCAGCTTTGACGATGGCCTTATATGCCGGGTCTTTTTTGAGCATGTCGAATCGGTCTTTTGCCAAGCCTCTGGCAGTGTCTGACAAGCCTTTGAGCCTTTCGCCAGTGCCGGGCGTCATGGGCAATTTTTCCATTTCGCTGCGAACGATGCTTGCGGCCATCGCTGCGTTTCCATTCCCTGCGCGTTCTGCTGTTCTGATTTCGTCGGCCAGATTCGTGCGCATGGCTTCAAATTGCTCAAACGTCATCGGTTCGCCACGCATGAACGCATCCAGCTGGTTGCGAATAGCAGACGACAGGTAATCCGTTTTCAGTTTTTTCGCTAAGGCCGCAAATGAGTTTTGGGCAATCGCCGCACCATCCACTGGAAATTGCCCACCGTTAGCATCTTCAAGGGCTTTATATGCCGCTCTGATTCCCTGACGTTTTCCCGCATCCAGCTCCCGATAAGCATCAATGATGTTTTCGGATGCTTCGATCTTTCGGGTGCTGTACACATCAGGCGCGACCGTGTCCCGGATTAAATCGGTGTTTTCAATCAGATCCCGGTTTTGTTGTTGCATCAGTTCCGGCACGCGAGAACCCGGCACTCCGCGCTGGTTGTACAAATCCGAAAGCGCCACCGGGTCTTGCGATGCTTGCGGCCCCATCAGGCGAACAGGTTTCGGCAACGAATCCGCTTCAAGATGCGCAACAAGCGTTGGCTTGCTGATTTCGTTGATCGGAATGTTGGAAACAATCTGTTTCAGTTCTGGGCTGGCGTTGGCAATGGCTGCCGCGATTTCGGTTGGCGTAGAGGTCAACGCAGCGCCCATCGATTCTCTTGGAGCCTCGGCCTCGGCCATCATTCGCTCACGCCGTGCTGCCGTTGCTGCCTCTGCTGCGTTGATGTAAGGCTCTGCTGCCTGCTTCACCGCACCTCCAGCCTTCATTACCGCTTGCCGAGCTGCTGGCGTTGCTGCCTCGATGATGCCTTTTCCGGTCTTCACCATGCCGGGAGCGGCCAACGGCAACGCTCCTTGCAGGGCCGTGGTCACTGCTGCTCCTGCGGCTGGATAACCAGCAGAGGCCAGTTTCTCACCCGGTTTCGCCAGTTGCTGGAAACCAAGACCAATGTCCTGCGTCAGCGCTTGTCCTGGAGCACTGCGTGGCTGATACGTCAAAGCCTCTTGAGTTTCGCCAACGGTTTGTGCTGCTTGCTCTAATGATTGGCCAGACGCCAAACCAGCCAAACCGCGCAAGCCTCCAACCACAGCACCAGCGCCGCCGCTGACCATCGTAGCCGGAACTTCCACCACGCCCTGCAAGACGTCTTTAACGCCGCCAAAGAATCCGGGGCGCTCTTGGGCCTGTACCGGCTGGCCTAACAGGCTACGGCCTGCTGGCGCTTCCTGAGCGGCTTGTGGCGCATCCAGCGTGAAACCTTCTGGCAACTGAGCGCCTTGCCCAGATGCCGCGTCCAACGTGAAACCTTCTGGCAGGCTTACTGCATCGGTTGCCATTTGCCACCTCTGAAAATCCTGCGATCACCTTTGGCATTTGTGGCTGTCTGGCCTTCCTGATAATTTTGCGCACCACCGCCCTGAGCCCCACCGCCCTGAGCTTCAGACCGCTGTTTTTCTTCTGCCTCGTTTTGCATCTTTTCCATCCATCCCGCTAAAGTGTTTCCGGGTTTTGACAGATAAGTGGCCTGCTTGGTGAGGTACTTAGAAACGTTTTCTTGGGCCTCAATGCGTTTTATCAGCCATTGTTTAAGAGCCGGCCCCTCTAAATTGGTCGGTAATCCAGTTTGCAATGCGAGGTTTAATTCTGAGCCTGACAGCGCTCCAAACGTTGTCTGGCCGACGACATCAAGGCCCAGCCTGCTTTGAATGTTTTGCAATTCGATTGATGCGTTCAACAGGTTGGGGAATTTGCTTGCGATCACGCCCGTGTTTGCCCCAGCATCGATTTGGGCAATGGCTTCCTTAAGGTTAACGATGTTGCTTCTGATGGATTGAGAAGACTTAAACGCAACATCAGCATTCTTCACCGCATCTTCGCGCAACTGTTTCGTCGCCGCCATTTCCCCGGATTGTTCAATTTTGCTGAGTCCAGCATTTTTTAAGAGTTCTGAACGTTCTTTCCCGGTAACCACGTTCCCGTCGGTGTCTCTGACAATGCTTTCCCCGTTGTCCATCACGGTCATTACTGCGCCGCCGGTCAGAATTTCTGAGCGCTGCACTTTCGGGGCGCTACCACCGCCATCACCAGCAGTCGTCGCCTGTCCGCCCACAAACCGTGGTTGACCGTTTTCGCCCATAACATACATGCCAGGGCCTTGTTCGCCGGTCATGGCAAACGGTCGGCCAACCTTCTGCTGCTGAGACTTGAGCAGTTCTGCGCCCTTAGCGTGGTTCATCATGATGCCGTCGAGAGCGCCCTTCACGTTGCCTTGCTGAAGTTTGGCGCTAAATGCCGCAATCTCTTCCTGCGAGAGTACCGGCTTGCCGTTGGGCAACGTCTGCTGCGAAAGAGTTTTTAGCGTCTGCGAGACTGCCGGCAACAAGGCTGCGTCGATTTCCTGCTGGCTCCTGCCCTGAGCCTGCATCTGGCTGGCCTGCTGCCATAGAGGTGCAACGGACTGCGCTTCCATTTCGAGCTTTTTTCCGAAAATGTCGTACTGGCTCTTTGTCAGTTCGTTTTGACTGGTCTGCGATTCGGTGAACTGCTTCTGAATCTTCAGACCCATTTCCGGGTTGACTTTGATAGCCTCGGCTGCGAACTGCGCCTGTCCCTCTGGCGTGCTGACGTCAAACTTGCTCGACAAGCTTTTGAGCGTCTGCATGTCCTGCATGTCTTGCTGGGCCCCGGCCATTTTCATTTTGTTGATGGCACGTTGATCGACTAAGTCGGCCAACTTGTAACCCTGCGCCATAGCCTCAACCGGACTGCCGCCGGCCAATCCGATGTTTGAAATGTCTGATGGGTTTATGGGCATGTCAGACTCCTATCGCGCAAAAACTTGCGGGCCGTATAACTGGCTCATGTTGGTGACTTCGGGACGATAAGCAGCGCCAATACCTCCGGTGTCCGTCAAACCCTGAAGCGTGTTCATGGTCACATAATTGTTGGCAGCTCCACCCAGCGCATTGGTGATACCACCAACCATCCCGGTGGCAATGTTGGCCTGATTCTGGCCCTGCGCACCGTAGATGTTCCCCAAGTTTGCGCCTGTCTGCGATGCGGCTGCGGCTTGATTGGCGGCCCCCGCTTGCCCAATCTTGATGGGGTTCAACAGGTTTTCAAGCTGGTTCTGGTAGGACGTCGAGGCCAGTCCTTGAGAGTATTTGTTCAGCGCTTGCAGCGTGTTGCCGGATAGGCCAAGGCCCATAGCCGCCGCCTGCCGTTTCGTAGCGTCAAGACCTTGACTCAACTGGAACTGATAGCCCGGCATCTGCGTTAGCTGCTGGGTAATCTGTTGAGGGCTTAGTTGCTGGCCGTTTGGCCCGATTCCGAGCAGGCGCTGATACGCAGGGATGGCAGACTCTCCCAGCGCTCGATACGGAGCGCTCAACCGCTCTTGCTGGGCCAGCGCTTCGCGTTGTGCCTCTACTTGTTTTTGCGTCGCTTCCTCGGTGGCGTCAGCGGCCATCGATCCAGAGATTGCGCTCCCGGCCACACCAGCGACAGCACTAACTCCAACCGCTACCATTACCATGTCAGCCTCCTATCCATTTCGAGTAATACGTCTCGACCGGCGAATAACTCAAACGCTCAAACAATATCGATGCGTCTGCGTGCATTTTGCTCCCAACGATGATCCGTTGCACGCCCCTGCGTCTTGCCTCTGTCTCAACAGCCTTGAACAGCTTTATCCCGGCGAAACCATTCCGGGAATCTGGATGGATGAAGAAAATATCCATGATCAGCGTCAGGCATGTTTTGTAGTGCAGTCCTGGAGCCACGAACCCGATGAAGTACCCGGCCAGCCTGCCGTCCTGCCGAGCGGTCACCATCATGACCTCGCCTGCGGCCTCGCGCCGGGTGTAGACGTCGAACTGTGGGTCTAGTGGCACCTTGTCCTTGTCCATCGCCAGTTCTTCCCAGTGGAGCGGCAACAGCGGCTTGAGTTCGTCCAGCAGCTCGGTGAACGACTCTACCTGTAGCGTCAGCATCGAATATCAACTATCAGGTGGATGCGGTCATCGGTCGAGTTGTTCACAACCTCGTGCTCGATGGCGTTGTTGAACCACCACACTTCGCCCGTGCGCATGGTTATCTGCTCATCTCCGCAGCGGAACAGAGAACCCGGCAAGCCTTGCAGCACGCAGTGATACCGCTCGTAATAGCTGGCGTGGCTTCCGCTGTCTACGTGTGGCGTGATGACCTTGCCCGGTGCCAGTCTGGTGATGAGCACCCTGCCAAGCCGCTCACCTTCAACGCGAGCCATTAGCCCAAAAACGATAGAGCGCACTGCCGGCAGTTCGTAGATTGGCGGATACCACATCGATTCATGCTCATCGATCACGCCCACAAGGTTGTTCTCGTATTCGCTCAGGTCGTTAAACCGCACCCAGATGTCGTCCACCTGTTTGTGCGGGGTCGCCTCGTGCGTCGTGCGCAACGTGTTCTCGTTCCACAAGTCGGGTTTGCGCTGCACTTGATGCAGCAGGGTCAACGGGTCGAAGTTGGTTACAAACTGGAAATTTTTCATCAGTCCTCCATTACGCATTTGTTGCTTTTATTATCGAAAAATTGACAACGCAGGCTTCAGACCTGTTCGTGGCGCTGTAATTGCTCACCCGAAATCGACAACTGCCAGCGGCCACGGCTTGGCATTGCACCAGATACGTTGATGCGGTTCCTCCCGGCCCCATGTTGCAAACAACGGTGTCGGTCGCTGCGATAAAACTGTTCGTCAACACGAACTCCACTGAGGTTCCGGCATTGAGCGCCGCATTGTTCATCGTGATGGCTCCGCAACCTTTGTTCAGCGTAACGCCTTGCGATTTAGAGGTTAGCTGAGTGACCGCGCCGCCGGGTGAGTTGGTAAACGCGTCCTTGCCGTAACCAAGAACGCCCTGCGAGCAGAACACGCCCTGCGCGTCTGATGTGGCCACGCTGCCAGATCCACCGCCAACGAACAGCGTGCCCGAAAAAGCAGAGTTCCCGCTGTTGACCACAACCGCAAGTTCTTCGTCGATGGTGACATTTGTGCCTTCCTGCAACGGCCCGCCGATGTACATCGTGATGCCGTAGTTGTAAACGATGCCGGTGTTGTCGGCGGCAATCGTTGCAGGCGCAAATACGTTGGAAACGGCGTAGGTGTTTGTTGTTGACGGCGGTGAGATGTTGTCCGTGAATGACCGGCCTTCTTGGTAGAAGTTGGTCGGATTGATCAAGCCTGGAGGGCCACCAACTAACGAAACCGCCGGAAAGTTCAGCCGCTGCTGATTGTCGATGTTCATCGCCAGCACATACCCCGGAAGGTCGGTGTTGAGCGTGTAGAAATTCATTTGGCCCGACCCGCCCGTCGCGCCAGTGGAGGTCATGTCATCGGTAGAAAACGAATAACCCGCGAGCGAGCCCGTGGTAAACGATGCATTGGTTCCTGTGGCCCCAGCATTGAACGTGGCGAGCCCCGACAGCGTCAGCGTGGTGCCGGTGATCAATGACGTGAACGTTCCGGTGGTCGAGGTGAACCCATTTAGTAATGAAACAGATCCAGCAGTTGAAAACGTCGTGGCGCCGTTGAATTGCGCCGTTGAATTAAAACTGGTTGCGCCGTTGAAACTCGCCGTGTTCGATGTCTGGAACAAGCCAGAAAATGTGGCATCAGCAGCAAACGTTGCGGTGTTTGAGAAAGCCACAGGGCCGGAGAACCCGGCAGCGCCGGCCACTGACGATGTGCCGGTCACAGTGAGGTTGGTCACGGTCACGTTGCCACTGAACGTTGGCGTGCCACTGTTGACCGCCGCAGCCGAGATGCCACCGTTGCTGAAGACTTGCGAGAAAAAGGCAATCCACGCCGGAGAAAGGTTCTTCCCGTCCTTGGTGATCTCAGTTGATGGGACGGGTGGAAAACTCACTGCCTGCGTTCCTGCACGACGGCAGCGCCCTCGGTGACCACAAATTTGACCGGGTCGGTCATCCGAATACGAAACACAAAATCACGCGCAGATCCGAACCGTCGTGCAATCACTCGTGTCATGTACTTTCCCACAGCTCCGACAGACAACAGCCTTGGATTGCTCCATGTTCTGCCGTTGTCTTTAGAAACGTCCAGCGTTATCTGTGGCTGGCTCCCCTGCCCGGTTTGCAGCCCAACGCCGGTTTCCATATCAAGGAAAAACTCGGCCACGGTGATCACGTTAAAATCTTGGCTGCCGTGGCGGGTGACCAGTTCGCGAACAATCGTCTGGCCGTTGTCGGTGAAGGTGTTTTCGTCGATGGTGTAGACCTTGCCGCTGATGTAGTCGGTGATCAGCGCTTGGTTTTGGTACGTCGTCGAAAGCTGGCCGATGTGGCGCTGCGCATAACCACTCGGCACACCGCTTTGCGTCTCAGACCAAATGCCGGTGCTCAGGTCGTAAAGAAACGAACGGTTATCCGTGGGGAACGTGAGTTGATACATCGGGTGACCGTTGATGACGTACGTCAGCGCCGTGGCGTCAGCGACGGTTGAGAACTGCGAGATGATGTCCTCTAGGTCTGGCGTGCTGACCACGGCCACCGTGTAACCATTAATCTGGCAAACCTGAGATGTGCCCTGCGGGTTCTGAGCCAAGAACAACAACGTGCTGCCAACGTGGCCTCGGCTGTAAATGGCGTTGATGCCATATTCGCTGGTGACAGACAGAATCGGTGCGAACGGCTGCGGGCTGCTGCCAACGTTCTGCCAGAACTCCGTGTGGCGCTCGCTGAACACCACCAAATTACCGGCCAGCGAATCAACCGCCAGAATGTTGTCCGAGTATTGGCTTGCAGCTGCAAAAGCCAACGCGTTCCATGTGGAACCATCGAACGTGTCTGAGCAGAAGAAATACTGCGTGTTGGGTTTCTCACACACAAAATATCCGCCCACGAATGCGACAGTCTTGGCGCCGTTCGGGAAGCCTGACGATGTGATTTGAGATAGCACTTGCGTGGTGGTGTTAAAAATGTAGCCCTTGGAGCCGTCCACGATCACAATCTGGTCGGGGTCTCTTGCCATCGATACGTTGCCGAAAACGCTGGCAATCGTTGCGCTTGAATACAGCGTGCTGCCGGTGCTGGAGAGTGAATAGAACGTTCCTCCGATGACCGCGTATAGATTCGACTCCGTGCCTAGAATCCCGCGCACCACACCGGCCAGCGTGAACTTTAGTTTTAGTCCTGGCGTGCCAAAGATGACCACCTTGGCCTTATCACCATCCGGCCTGTTTTCCAGATAGCAGTTCAGACGACGTTGCCGAGTAACCGGGAACGAATGCCCGGCGATGCCGTTTCCGAAAAGCGGATAAACTTTCATGGCATGAACTGATTCGACAGGAAATAGACTTCAGTCGTGTCCGGGTTTGCCTCGCGAGCGTAGGCCAGCGCTTCGGTGTAGTTCGCATCCATCTCAGGCGTCCACACTGCGCTGAACATCGGGCAAATCTGCTTGCTCAATCCCCAGCACAACGCGTTGAACCACTCGGCTGGATATTCCGGGTTATCTAGCGCTGCGTTGAAATCCTGAATTGGACGCAGGTAGACGATGTGAATCACCTTCGTGACGTCCTGCGCACCGCCGCAGTCGATGTACAACTGGCCGTTGGTCAGTTGGGCCTCGTAATAGATGGCCGTTGGATCGCTCAGATAATTGCTACTCGTCTTTGTCGGCAACTGCTCATAAGTCTGCACCGTCATAAAATCCAACGGTGTATCCGATGCGTTGGGGTCTCTTAGAACCGCCGTGACAATCTCCAGCGGGCGTTGCCCCTTGGTGGTGTAGTTCCACACGTAAGCACCTTGGTTCACGGCAGCGGTGAGCGCCGCATTCAACGAAATGCTCGTCGATGTCTTGCTGGCCACCGTGGTGCTCTGAATGTCGCCAGTGGACAGCTGGATGACAACATAGTCGCCGGCAGTGAATTGGCTGGTGCTGGCGAACGAGAGACTCGTTGCGGCAGCAGCTGCATACGCACTGGTCTGATTTGTTGCGTAGTTGGCGCCGGGAACCGCCGTGACGCCTGCCGCCCAGTTGTCTCCAGATGGGCCGAGGTTGTAACGGTACTGGCTGGACGACAGGAACAAATCCCCGCGCTGACGCGTCCAGATTTTGAGACCCGGAGCAAAGTCGTAGCGGCCCATCCACTGTTTAACCAGCATGTTCAGCTTGCGCGAACAGTCGGTGGTTTCCTGCGCATCGATGGTGCCGTACGCATCAAGTCTGCCGATGTTTAACATCGCTTCCCTAACGATGTCGTCTCGAGTAACCGTGAATGCGTACGTGCCGCTGGTGCTCATCTTTTAAGCGCCTTTTTGATTGTCGGATATATCGCATCGTATGCCATGTCGGCAGTGATTTCAGCCTGACACTGGGCCACGCCCATGTCGTTTCCGTCAGCGTCTTTGGCCTGCTGACAGTTGCTCCAGTTGTAATGCAGCTGATGACAGGCCGGCGCTTCGTTGGCTCCACGGCCCGGACAGTGCGTGTTCGCTGCCATCAGCGGTGTGGCGTTGTCCCAGTCTCTGGTGAGGTTTTCCGCGCTGCTGTGGCTCAGGAAAACAACCTTTGGCATGGGCTCATGCGAGACTGAGTTGAGAACGCCGGTTTCTGGCCCGATGACCATGTCGGCCAGCAAGGTAAAGGCCAAAGTCTCACGGATTTTCCACTCTCCGCACATCGGCCAGATGCGTGGCTCGGTTTTAATTTTCCTTCCCTTGATGCGTTTTGGGCGTCCGGTCTGCTCATCAGGAATGAACCACCCTTGCTCGAGGATTGTCCCGGCCTCAGAGCCTACCAATACAATGTGAACCTCCGGAAAGTCGATCAACAGCCTCGCAAAAACGGTATCAATGTGCGGCCACGTTTTATGCACCGATGACCCGGCCAGCGCCCAGACAATAACGAACTTGCCCATCTCCTCGCGCTGTTTTTTGGCCCATAAAGTTTCTTCTGGTAGCGCAAAAAACTTTACGGCTGGCTTGTGCTCAACCTTGGCACAATCGTGCTGGAATTCTAGATAGTTCTGGTTGCACATCTTGTGGCGAACCGCAGGCGGCGCCTCGTACATGAACCGCCCAGGAATCGGCAGAAGCGTACCTTCCGCGCTTTCGCTTAACTGAACCCACTTGTCGAACTTCTTCCGGTGATGGCCCCAGAACGCACCGAGGTGCTCATTCGGCACTTGGTTGACGTCCTGATAGTAGAAGTCATCAATGTTGGGGTCGTGCTTGATCACATCACTGCCCGGTGGCGAGCAAAAGACCGTGACGTGGTAGCCCTGCTTTTTCAGACCGGCAAACACGCTGGAGGCTTGCAGGATGTCGCCATATGCCCCGTAGCGCACCACAGCGGCTGTCTTCTCTGGCCGTGGCTTCTGGTGGCTGTAGCGCCACTGGAACGCCTTGTTGGCCTTTGTGGAGCGTTCTGGCTCGGGTATCTTTTCAAACACTGCAAACAGGCTGTACTCCATGCCTTCGTTGCGCTGCTCAAGAACCCGGCAATCCCACGAGCCAACGGGTCGCATGTACGCCAATAGGCGCTGCTCGTTCACGTCCCACTTGTGGTCTGGGTTCGCGTTAGGTTGTCCCACTTTGGGATACAGGTCTTCGTGTGGCAGATAAAGCACCAGATAGCCGCCGACCTTCAACACCCGCCACCATTCGCGCAAAGTCTCCTCGACCTTTTCCGGCGCGATGTGTTCAAGGAGATGCGATGAGTAGACAGCGTCGTACGCTTCGGAACCGAACAGGGCCAGATTGCTGGCGTCCTCAATCCAGATGTCCGGCTTCATCTGAATGCCAAATAGCTGCGTGTCAACGCCGGAGTCCAAGCCTATGAAATGTGGAAATCCTTTGTTAGGCCCGCAGCCGACATCGAGGACTCGGCCCCGCGTCCAGCGTGGCAATTCCCAGACGATTTTCCCTGACTCATTCCCCTGCGGGTCTTCTGCTCTCCAAACCATTGCTCATTCCTCGTTCTTTGAATCCGTCCATGATACAAAAAAAGAGCCCCGGACGACCGGGGCGGAGGGGGAGCTTGGAGGGCTCTGGAGGAGTTCAAGAACGCTTGCGACGCTCTGGTGGTGCGTCTGGCAATGAGTCAAGTGATGTGTCAACCGGTGAGTCAAGTGGTTCACCGTTCGCCTTGAACACAACGCCATTCTGCTCGTAACGGCCTTCGTAGGTGCCGCCAGAGTAGATGACGCCGTGCGGCTGGTCTGGGTCAAACTTTAATCCCATAAGACGTTCCACAGTCCCGGCGTGCCGGTAGTGACAATGGTAAGAGCGCCGAGAAATGCAACGCCAGTACCGCCAGGGCCGGGGTTCGCTTGGAATCCGTTGTTGGCTGCCGTCTGCGTCGCGTGCAACGTGTTGGTGGTCGTCGTGGTGCCCGCCACTACAATGTCATACGGGGTCAGCGTCCATGTGGTTCCAGTGCTGATGCAGTTGATTCCGTAGTAAACGCCACCACCGTTTTTAATGGTTGTCGTGCCCGCCGTGCTGATCACGTAATAATTCGCGCAGCCCATCGAATACACGTTGCCAGTGGTCGGGTCGATGTTGCAGATGCCCAGCGGCATCATGTTGCTTGGCGGAGTAACTGGCATGGCTTACAACCTGTCGAGGTAATTGTTGCGCTCAACGAAACCGCCCACGTCGTCGTAAAAAGCGTCGTTGTGTTCGCGGGTGTATTCGTCGTCGGTTTGCAGCAGCGCTTTCTTGTCAAAGCCTTTGCGCAACGAATCGGCGGTCACCTCAAAGTTTGTGACATCACCCTGCGCCAAAGCATTGGTCATGTTGCCAGAGGTGTTGATTCCCATCTGGCGGATGTCGGCAAACTCCTGGTCTTCGATGTCCATCCCCGGCGGCAAACTATTAACAAACATCGCATTATTGATCACACGCGACGCATGGTCGCCACCGGCTTTGCCTTCTCGACCGGAGTTGCCCTTCTTGGCCCGCATCTCAGTATCAGTCACCCAACCATACTGTCCCTCGTCTTTGGAGTCTTCACTTAACGTGACTTGAAACTTTTCTTGAACGACTTTCGGCATGGCTGGGTGCTCCGCTTAGATTTTCGAAGTGCCGCGCTTGTTGGTCATTTCGGGTCGCCCCATGTCCAACGTGTCCGGCATCTGCGAACCCTCGGCGCGGTCAGTCCAACCATCGCCGGGGAAACTCAAACCGCCTTCGTAGGCAACCATCTTCATCTCTCGGATGTCGTTAAGTTCCTGATCTTCAATATCCATCCCCGGAGGCAGCGTGTTGTAAAACGCGTTGACGCCGAACTCAAGATTCTTCTTGACCAGATACCCGTTCTGCTTAACGCCCACCATCTCGTTGCGCACCATCCGTGCGCTCTCCGGGAGGTTGTCAACGTCAGCCACTTCCGTGTTCTTCAACTCATGGCGAGACTGCCCACGAGCGTTCGCGGACTTAATGACGTCTTCCATGTTAGGCGCCATGTCTCCATACATCTTGGTGCTATACGCTTTAGCATCAACCTGCGGCGTTTCGTACATCTTCCGCCCTTGCTGGTTCAATTTAGGCATGACGATTACTCCTTAAGCAATCACGTTAGCGAGAGGCTGAACCGCCCAGTCAAACGACAGGACAGACGCCGCCGTGGCATCCGTACCGCCGGTGATGGTGATGACATCGCCCTGGTTGATCGCAACACCGAACAGACCGGCGGTGCCGGTGCTTGAGTTCAGTGCTTGGCCGAACCACGAACCCACCACACCAGTGCTGGTGCCGGCGTTTACCGTCGAATAAATGTCAGGAGAGAAAATGGCCAGCGTGGAAGTGGAGAACGATGCCGCCGCACCGGACGCCGCAGTATTGGTCACACGCGTGACCGTGTACTGGTTGTTATTCGCATGAACGGTGATGCTATTGGTGCCATTGTTGTAGAACTGCGTGCGCGTGTACGTAGACGTTCCAGCAGCGGTCAACGCAACGTTGACAGCCATCAGCTGCAAGTTGGCGTGCGCCACAAACTTGGCCGTCCCAGACGCACCAGCGGCAATCGTGGCGCTCCATGTACCACGGGCCAGATAGGCCGGGTGATCGTAACCAAAGTTGGTTTGGGTGTTGTTAAGTGCCATGTCTATTGCTCCTTAAGCCGCCGAATCCCACTTCACGATACGAGCGTTCGTAGCGAGAGTGTGGACGATGCCAAAACCGCCGAGGTAGTACCACGCGATGCCTTTTGACCTACCGTAGTCGGTCGGAATCTTCCCGCGCATTTCTTCGGGCACAGCAATCGCTTCGGCCACCGTGTCGTTGCCAAAGAAGAAACACCAGTCGGACGCGCCGACCGACCACGCAGTCGTGGTGATACCGTCAGTGCCAGTGCCCTTGGCCACGTTGGTCTGCTCAATGAACCGGACGTTCTCGTAGCGGCCAATTTCGCCGTTCATGATAAGCGCAAAGCCGGTGTCGCTGTACTGGTGGATGACCTCGAGGTTGTTCTTGAGCGTGCGTAGCGTGGTCGGCCAAGCAAGGCTGTAGTAGTCGTCAGCGATGTAGGCCGGAATGTTGCGTTCCTTCATCGTGTCAACAATCGCCTTCACGTGGCTGTTGTTCAGCGCCACCGAGTTGGTCAGCGTCGCAGTGCCGTTGGTGGTCAGCGTGACCGCCGTGGTGGACGTGCCGGCAGTGGGCACAACACGCAACAGGGTCTGGTTGAACTGAGTCCAAGCAGAACGGTCAAGCCACTTGACGCAGTCGTTCTTCAAGACCTTTTTAATAACGTCTTCGATCGGGAACTTCGACAGGTTGTCGAGCTTGCCGCTGTACGGAATGGAGTTGCCGGCCTCGGTGATCGTCAGAGTGCCCTGGACAATCGTGAAGTTAGTTTCCGGCATCGTGTTCGTTTCGGTGAGCACCACGCCCGGAGTGGCCACGTCAGAAAACACGTCCCACGTGAACAAATCGCCTTTCTTCTTGCCCTGCTGACTGATGTCATGGACGTCGGCGAACTGACGGAATTTGACGAGCGGCTGCACGTTGGCACGCAGCACGTTGGAAAGCTGGCGGCTATACATGAAGCCACCCAGCGAGTTTACAGCCCAGACTTGACCAGCCATTTTGGCCTCCTTTACGAACGTTTATGAATGATCGGCCGACCCTGACCCCGTGACTGCGCCATTTTGGAAATGGTCGTCTCGTAGGTCTCGTCGTCTCCTTCTTCGCCGCCGTCCGATTGCCGACCTCCGGCAACTGGCAAACTGCGAACTGACGCTTTTCGGGCTTCCTTCTGGCTCCTGCCTGATTCCTGCGCGACAACACCAAGTTGGCTGCGGAGCTGCTGGAGATAGGTTCTGGCGTCATCGCCGACCATCTTCAGTCTGGCCTTGAAATCCATGTCGGGATTCTGGGCCGCTAACTCTGCATCTACCTGTACGGCTCTCGCACGTACCGGCTCAATCTTCAGCGTGTCGGCGTACTCAGTCTCAAACCAATCGACTGCCTGCCGAAACGTCAACCGACCATCAATGCGTTCGTCCACAGAGCGGAGCACGTCCGTTTGGGATGGTGTCCGTTCAAGTCTCCGTGCCAACTCATCTATGGCTTCCTGCTCACCCATCAAGGCCCGCGTGAGCATGTCGCGGACGCCGGTCTCCCGGCTTTGAGGCTCGTCCGTGGATGGAGCCCCGGTGACATTGTGCATGGCCTGCTTGGCATTGCGCAAGTATTCGTCAGCGGCAGTAACTTTCGACGACGTCTCACGCAATTGCGCCAACGTCAGCCAGCGCTCTTGCCCGTTGACGATAATCCGGTAATACGTCTCGCCGTTGGTCTCGCGCACATCGTCAGCGCCGTGACTGCGGGCCTCGGCAACCTCCTCCGGCTCAGCGTCCGGGACGTCTGCTGCCGGCGTCTGGTCGTCCCACGCCTCGTCTTCGACGTCGTCGAATTCGCCGCTCTCGTCATTCTGGTTGGCAATAGCGTTGAGCCGCTCCAATCGCTCGTTGTTGCGCTGGTCGTTCGCCGCTTTCGCTTCCTGCTCTCGTTTCGCTTCTTCGTCGGTCATTATTCGCTCTCCAACATCTCCAAAGCCTGCAAACCGTCCTGCACGGCGTACGCAAGCCAATCACGGAAAGTCCGTGCCCTCGTTATCGTCGCCTGCTCGGCGAGGATGTCTTTTATCGACATGGTGTGCGCCCCAACAATCAAACGCTCTGCGGCCAGCGCCTCCTCCTCCTCTGATTTACGGATAAGGTAGGTGCCAAGGTCGCTGGTCAGGAACGCTTCAACCTGTTTGCCAAACACCGCTGAGCTCACCACCGGGTCGGATGGGTCGAGGTGCCTCATCGTTTCATCACCGCCATCTGCTCAACTCCCGGCATTCCTTGTCCTGGCATGGCCTGAGCCGGCGATTGCGCCTGCGGGATAGGCTGGCCGGCAGCGGGTGCGCCGCCTTGCGGCTGCATGGGATTGGCGTGCTCGGCCAAGTCCTTCTGCGCCAGATGCTTTGCGTACATCTGAAGGTTTAGGTGTTGGTCTTCTTGGTCGGCCAGCAACAGCTTGACGATGTTGTTCTCTCGGTTCGTGTCGATCTTGACCTGATTGGCCTCGCTCTTGTCCTTGCGCTCTGCCATCAGCTTCTGAATCGCCTGCATTAACTGCTGGTTCTGCTGCTGAAGTTTCATCAGTTCCGGGTCGTTGCCCATCGTGAAGCGCTCGCCGTCCTGATAGCCGGACAGCGCCGCGATCTCCTTCCAAACCTCTGACAGGTTCATCCCCGGCGGTGGTCGCGCGGCCACGGCGGCAAACGAATTGATGCCGGCTAAGAACTTCTGCATCTTCGTCACGGGGTCGGTGTTTCCCATCCCAACGTTGACGTTCACCACCATTTCCTTTTCCAACAGGTCATCCGTGACCTTGTCCATGCCGAACTTCTGGAACTGCTTGCTCTTCTGGCCGGCAAGGTTCAAAACGTTCTGGTCGGTCTCGTAGTGCTGCTCGAGCAAAACCAACTGACGCAGGATGGGTTGCACAAACGTTTCGGCGTACGTCATCAGGGCGTACTCAGTCAGCATGTTGGCTGGCGCCTGCAACAGCGTCATGGCCCGCGCAGGCTCACGTGGTGACCTCGCGGTTTGCACGCTCGCGCTGCTGAAGTTGCCGACCAGCTCATCGAAGTTCGCGGTGTTCCGGTCTTCTTCTAGGTAGGCTGACTGCGTGACGTCCTGCCACTGGTTTTCAACAACGTCTTCTTGCGGGTTGTCCATCAAGACGACTCGCCCAGGAACGTTTCGCACCAGTGCCGGGAGGTCAACATTCTTGCCGCGCTTGGCAAAATATCCCTTATTCAAAACGAACTTAACGTTGTCCAAACGCTGGTTCTTGATCTCGTTGATTTCCTCTTGCAAGTCCTTCACGAGATTGGGCAGCGGTTGCGCCAACGGCTTGTGGGTCTCGATCATCATCGAGCCCATCACGTAGGGCCTCTTGCCGTGGAACACGGTCATCTCCAACGGCTCAGGCTCGGTCAGCATCCTCTCGCTTCGCAACGTGTAGAACTCGTAGTCCGTGCCGTTCCATCGGTGAATATGCCGGTGCACCCAGCAAATGTCGTAATCGGACACCGAGCGCCGTTCCAGCGCTGGGTCTTGCTGGTTGCCAACACGCGTGCGCCGGGTGGAGTCGTCTGCGCTCTCGGACACAAGAGCGGAGTCCGGATAGGATTTCCACTGCCGGCCCTTCGGGTCTGGTCGCGACATGCGGGCCTTCACATCGACTACGTACATCGGGATGACGTGAATCAAGTATGGCGATGAGTTCACCGGGTCTGTCCAGTGCGCAGACGGGTCGAAGCGGAAATTCTCAATCGGGATGAGGTCAACGCAGGGCTTGTCCTCGTTGCGCACCAGCTTGCCCTTGGCGTCTCGTTTCATCGAGTATCGCCAGTGAACATGCGCGACGGCTGCGCCCTGCACCTGCGCATCTTGCATACCGCCCAGGACAACTTGGAACCACGGAATAGATTTCGTGAGCCGGTACTGCAACAGCTGCTGCATTACCTCGGCTGAAACGCGTTCCTGTTGATCGTTCTGGTTCTGAGCGGTGACAGCGATGCGGTCGAGGTTCGAGAAGAACGCCGCAGCCGCAGCCGCCTCGTTCTTGCGCACGATTGTTCTAGTCTTCGGAACGAACAGGTGCGAGCGCTTGCGGAAGATTTCGCTGTTGTATTTGCTGTCGCCGGGATGCTGATTGTTGAAAGCCCGGATTGAGTCATCCCACAGACGGCGATAGTTGCTGTCAACATATGACGTTGAGAATCGCCATGCGTCTTTGGCTCGGCGCGACCAGTTGGGTTGGTCGGTCTCGTATTCAAAGTCTTCTTCTTCGGTGTCGTACTGCTCCGGTTCAATGCCACCCTCGTCCATGTTCTCGGTGCCGAGCAACCACAGCGGAGCGTCGCCCGATTTAGGGTCTGAAATGCTGGGCGGCTGGGGTCTTCCCTGCGTGCTTTCGCTCATCTGAAACTCTCCTGTCGATAACGCCACGACGCCGGAACGATGGCAGGCTCACCAGTCCATGCGCCACGCTTGAGACCGAACGCTTCCAGCAGCTGCCCGCCGAATTCGACCGCAGACCGCTGGATTTCCTTTTGCGTGCCCAGCTTGTTGCGTGGCAGAAGTGATGCGAAACCTTCCCGGCCCAGTTCCTCAGCCACGGCGCCGGCAATCAACAGATGGCGAACAACGATGCCTCCGCCTTGAAATCCAACAATCCACGGATGATTGGGATAATGCTGGTTCAGCGCCTTTCCGACCTCAAGGGCCAGTTCCATCTGACTGCGCTCTTCCGGGTCGCCGTGTTCCATGATGTGCATATTAGGTGCTCGGTGGTTCGTAAAATCCGGTGTCGCCCCGGTCGGTGCTGTCGAAGCCTCGGCCATTTGAGAACTCGTAAACCCGGCGGTCTGGTGCCGAAAACTCGCTGCCCCACGCACGCCTCACCATTTCGTTCCAGCTGAATTGACGCGTGGTGACTGGCAAACCCAAATCGGCAGGGACTCCGCGCACCTGATTTGCCGGAGGATACAGATACAGGGAGTAGTACCCATCAGCAGACCACTGCGCATAGGTGCCGCCGGACGATGGCGTGCTGGGGCTGGTGACATAACCTGGCGAACCGCTGGCGTTGATCAAAACGCTGTCGGCGGTGAACGCCAAATTGTTCTGCCATGCGTTGCTATACGCCATGTGTCACCGCTCTTGAGACTGCCCGCATCGTCATACTTTGTAATTCGCGGAAATGGCCACATAGGACGTGGCGTTAAAATCTGTATCGGCCAGCTGCGTCGGGCTGCCCCCTGACATCCTGTCGATTCGGATGGTGGTGCTGTTGCTGAATGCAGCGACGAGGTGAGTGTCGCCAATGGTCGCCGCCATGTTGCCCGGACGAATTGCGAATGCTTGGCTCACTGCTGTGTCTGACGCAAATGGCATCCCGGTGATTGTGGCGACGCCGGTCGAGCTGCCTTTTGCAGACAGCTGAAAATATGCTTCGGTGAAAACGCGGTTTCCGATTCGGGTATACCGCCCGGTTCTGGTTGAATAAGTCATGCCCGTCGAACCGCCGCCAAATGCAAGCGCTGGCGTCCAGGTGCCCTCCTCATACCAATCCAACGCATTAGTGTCGGTATTGTTTTGGTTAGCGACGCGCAGCCCAAAAATACCGAGGTCAGTTCCGTTGCTGTTGTTGTTGCCATACACGAGGCGCGAGATGGTGGCGCCTGTCGTGTAGAGCGGCGTGAATGCGTAAGTTCCCACGCCCACAAACGAATTGTTGGTGATGACGATGTTGAATTGAGTTCCGACAAACGCAATCACGCGAGTGGTATCGAACAAGTTATTGAACGAGCAGTTCGCGATGGTCGTGCTGTATGAGCCGTCGCACTTGATACCTGAATAGGTGGTCGCCGCGAAGTTGTACCCGACCTTGTAGAACGAACACCCAGAAAACACATAGGCGCCCGTGGTCACGCCAATGTAAACCGCTGTTTGCTCAGTGTTGTGGAACTCGCAGTTCTCAACCGTGATGGCCGCCACGCTGGGCTGGTCAATGTAGAGTGCGTTGGTCAGCTGGCCGAACGTGCAGCCAGTCAATTTCATATCGAAAATGGCAGGCGTAGACCCGGATGGCGACACTCCGTTGTTTTTAACCCAAATGCCGATTGGCGTTTGCGTGCCGTCAGTTTTTACGCCGTCGATGTACACCTGTTCAAAATTGATTGAATACAGCGGGGCTGTTGCGTCCTGTAGTTCAATCAGCGCCCCGTTGTTCTTCATCCAGCCAACGTACCCATTGGAAATTCGCAGGTCGTCGATGCTTTGAACTCTAAACCCGTGGTCGGTGATTCTGTTTGACGTGATGAGAAATTGATCAAACGAATTGATCCAGCCCGCGTCGGAACTGCTGACCAGCGGATACAAACCGGTGATGCTCACCATCGTGCTGTTGGTCGCGCCGGTGAACGCATTCCCGGTGTAAAGGCGCACATTTCTAAACGTGCTGCTCTGAGCGTCCACCATGTCAATGCAGATGAAAAACTCACTTACACCAATGTTTTCAGCAGAGAAGTTCGCGGTGTCGCGCAACTTCAAACCAGAACCAGTTGCCACATGCACCGTTCGGGCAATCGACAGGTTTTTCATGCCACAGCCTTGCAAGGCACCAGTTGGCGCGGCGGTGTTGTTGAAATAGACCGCGTCGGTTGCGGTGTTACAGACAATCACTGCACCTCCGCTGCCGGCGGTGACATATTCAAGACCGCTAGACTCTCCCTCAAGAACCGTGGCCGGAGATGTGATGCTGATTGTGCTCGTAATTAGATATTTGCCAGCTGGGAAGAAAATTGTCCGTCCCGGATTTGAGGTGATGGCAGTTTGAATGGCGCTTGTATCGTCAGTGATCCCGTCTCCCTTTGCGCCATAGGCCTTGACGTTCGTTGTCTGCGCGTAGGTGTTGGCTGCATACAGTTCGTTGAAGTTGCTGTTGACCTTCTGAAACGCAGTTCTCCCAGGATCTCCGGTGTTGTCGCCGGCCACAGTGCCTACGTTGATCGTCTGTTGAGCCATGCTAGCTGTACTCCGGTTCCATGATGTCAGAATCAATGTATTCAGGCGCCCGAGGATCCATGTCGTAGATTCTTGACACAGCGTCGATCAAGTCCTTGAGCCCGCAGAACGGATAATACGCCACTTGCATCTTGAAACGCTCACTGAGGTTGTACAGCTGACCGTTCTCGTCCCGGTACACGATAGGCCTCGCCACCCGGTAATCGTAGCCCTGGGCAATCATCCGCTGCTGCTGGGGACTCATGTCTGGCTCGTCGTCTCCCGGCTCTCTCGGAAGATGGAACGCGTGATTCCTGATGTCGGGCAACAGGCGCTGCACTCGGTCGTCCTTTGAACCCGGCGAGTCGTGCGGCCACTCTAGCGGGTCAATGCTCAGTCCTTGGACGTTCTCCGTGCGGATGCGTTCCTCGAAATAGTCCATGTCGGCAATCGCACCGAAACGCTCATAACCGACCTTGATGCCTATGACGCCGGGAGCGACACGCCATTTGCGCCAGAGGTCTCGCATGTGCGTCCAGCGCTCCAGCAAATCCATTTTGTGGTCGTAGCCATCGAGCAGATATTTGTTGCCTTGGAAGTCAATGCCGATGACGGCCATCGCCGTGTTGGCCGAGCCTTTCTTCTTGCTGCGGGCCGGGTCAACCATGAGGTAACACATCAGCGTTTCGGGCCGTGCTTCGTAGGTCTGGAGGTCATCCGGGTTGAACCAGCGCTGAGTCCCGGCCAGCGGGTTCTGCAACATCTGGCACGCAATGGTGGCTTCCAGCTGCGTGCGCAGACGCCGTTCCCATTCCTCTTCTGAGAACAGCACCGGCCTGCCGTCCTTGGTGCCGTCGTGCGTGGCTGGGTGGATTCTCGGCTTGATGCCTGTGCCCATGATGTGCGCATAAGTGTCGGCGAAGTTGTATCGAGTGCCGATGTGCCACCAGCGACCACCGGCAGTGCCCAAGTTGTCGCTCATCGACCACGCCTCGGTGGTTTTGTTGATTTGCTCCGGCGTGCTGACCGACTCAAGCGTGACCACGTCGTCGTACACCCGCAGCGAGAAGTGGCGAGATGTCGGCTGGCCGTCCACCAATCCGTGGGCCTCAATGGTGGCTTCTTTGGGATTGCCTTGCCGCTTGACCACGATGCCAGCGTCGAGACTCCAGACCGGCGCCTCTTTCTGTGGGTTGCTCCAAAGAACATCAGGGAACAGCGTCTTGAGCAGTTCGTTACCTTCAAACTCTCGTTTTATTTGGGCGAGGAATGCTTTGCTGATTGGCTTGGTGTGGGAGAACAACCCGATGGTGATTTCGGGTTTCTTCAAAATCTCTTGGATGATGCCCGCGAACGTGATGATCGTGGACTTGTAGTGCTCCCGCGCCCAGAGGTCAAGGTGGTTGTCTGGTCGCTGCTCGACCTCCCGGCAGCGGTCATACAGCCACGGGTGCCAGACGTCAGTGCGGCCAAGGAGTTTGACCAGGAGATAGTAACGGTCAACGGTGGCCAGCCAGCGCATCGCCGCGTGGTCTTGGCCTTTGCCATCCAGTGCGTCCCAGACGGCCAGCAGGCTACTGAATGCTGCGCTCTGTAACTGGTGCTCGACCTGCGAGAGCGCCTGCGAGTTTGTCTGCGAGTTGCTCTGCATTAAGTGCTGTTGGCCTCTCGTCTGTCACTGCCATTTCAATCGTAGTGTGGGGTTTGCCGTCAAGTCGGTCGGCAATCATCGTGCAGGCCCACTGTTCGCCTTCAACGGCCAGCCCGACTATCTGGTCGGCCACCCGGTCAAGACCCTTGTCTACCGTGCCACCTAGCCTTGCTAGTGCTCGCTCCAACGACTGTCTGACGCGTGCTCCACGTGCTGCGAAATCGTTACCCTTTGGTGCGCCTTTTCCTGCCATCTGATACTAACGTCAACCGTTTGACACTTTGGCCGTTTCGGGATCGTCCCGCTGAGCCTTGGCGCCCGCCTCAAAAACCGCCACAAGACCTTCTAAATGGCTGATTTCTGCCGCTTCGCGATAGATTTTCTGGATGTCTTCAATGGTCATTTTTTGGCCTTTGCCGATCCTTTTGCCGATTCCTTGAACGCCTTGGCCTTCGGGGCCCCAGCATCTCCCGGCTTGCGCATCTTCTCACCGCTGCCGGCCTCGATGCGTTTTCTCTTCGCGTTGATGTTGGCATAGAGCCCAGGTTTCGTCATTTGCAGTTCCATCGCTTGAGGCTGGCCTTGGCCCGTGGAGCATCACCTTTGGCGTTATCGACGACACCTTGCATCCGTGCGCAGAAACTCTTCTTCCGGCCAGCATCCTTCTCGGTCTTCGGGTTTGGCGCCGGAGCTTTCAGGTTGCTGCCTTCCTCCCGGTTGATCTTCGCTCTGCCCTTCGCGGTCAGGCCAGCGCCAGACTTGGTCGGAAGTTTTTCGCCACGGCCTACGGACAGGTTAGCCATCATTTCGCCTTCGGTTTACCAGCGGTGCGCAGCGCAATCGCCACAGCCTGCTTTTGAGGTTTGCCGTGGGCCATCTCGGTTTTGATGTTGGCCGAGATGGTTTTTTTGCTTTTACCCTTTTTGAGCGGCATCAGCTGCGGGTCTTCTTCGGCGAACTCTTTTCGTACTTAGCGGATTTCTTCATGGCGCCGGTCGAGGTGTCGGCTTTTTTGGCCTTCATCTTCGTAGCCAAAGTGCCTTCATTTTTGTCCGTCATCGTGTAGCCCGATTTTTTTTTCATCATGTCAATCATCTCCTGAAGATTCGTAAGCATCATACGAGGTTTTGTACCCGTAACTCGCACGTTTTGGCCGCACGTAGAGTTCAAGTCGGCCAATCATGTCCAGGTTCTTTCGATGCAGGATTGTAGCGTCGAAATCGTAGTCCCCAGTGATAACCGGCACGTTGCGCCAGTCCCTTGGTGCGCACTGATGGCAGGGATAACCATCCGACCGTTTTTTCTGGATAGACATTCTGAGTTCCTCAAAGAGATCTAGATCTAGATATTACTCTTAACCCCTGATCCATGTTCGAGCGTTCAGAATACAGCCCCCCTACCCCCCCAAGGTATGGGAGAGAGGGAAGTCTGATCCACATCCCGATGCGACGAGATGACTACTGGGTTCCCGATTAACGACCTAACCCAGATTCGCCCAAGGTCGAGCACAAAGTACTAAGGAACCGTATACATCGCCTGCAAATCCAAATCAACCACCATTCGCTTGTTCGGCAGCGCTGGCAGATGTTTCTCTACTCCAGTCAGGAGTAGATGCGTGATCAACAAGTGCGTCTCCTGAATCCTCGCCGTCGAGCTGCTGGGCACAATCAAGTCAACGTCACAGTGAGCAGTGAAACCTTTCCGCCCAGAAACGCCCAGCGTGCGCATTCCGATTCGACTGGCCATCGCCAGCGCTTCGTTTACATTCTTGCTGGTGCCACTTGTGCTGAACGCCACCAAGCAATCACCAGGTTGTCCCAGCGCTTCCACTTGCCGGCTAAATGCTCGTTCAAACCCGTAGTCGTTGCCGGCAGCAGTCAGGGCCACGGCATCAGATGCCAAGGAGACCGCCGCTAAGGCCCGCCTGTCGTGGATGAACCTAATGGTGAGTTCACCTACCAGATGACTCGCCTGCGCCGCGCTGCCGCCGTTACCGCAAGCCAGAACCTTGCCGCCCTCCGCGAACGTGCGCAGGAGCATTTGGGTTGCTGGGTCAAGCTGGAGGCCCAACATCCACTCGGTATCCAACAAAACGCTCCGGTGTTCGTCAAACTCACTCATGATGCCAACCAATCGTTGAGCATCGAGGCCACGTAGTGCGAGCCCCAGATAGACAGACCAAACCCGGCGTAGATTGCCGTCCACATCCACACAATTCCCCAAGACCACGGATCGTTAAATTTCATTTTCAATTTCCTCCACGAACACATCCAGTTTGCCACCCGCCAGTTTTCCGCAGCGGTGAATGCTCAAGTGATCAATCTGCGAGTCGTCTAAAAAAACATTGGCGTGCTGAAGCGAGTCCAGAACGCTCTTAAAAAGATTATCAACGTCACGCCTGCGAGCGTCGGGAGGATGTGCCAAAATGCGCACGATCAGACGGCCTTCTAGCGGCGTCTGGACGCCCTGCGCCGCCACGACGGCTTGCACTGCCGCCCGATACGCCCTGCCGCCCTCAGACAACAGCGTGCGCCCGGCCAGCTTGCCTTTAGCGATATGCCGGTAGTAACGGTTGTTGCTTGGCGGCCAAGGCAGGCAGAGCATCATGCGCCTGCTTTTTCGAGAATCATGGCTCGATAATGTTCTTTCTTTTTTCCGCGAACAAATTGCGTTACTAATCCGGTGGTCTTATGTTTTGCCCACAACGATGCGTTGGCTTTCCCTTTTTCTGGCTCAAGGTAAATCGGCTCAAATAAATCCGGAAGGAGTTGTTTTTGCCACACGTTGAT